GTCTACAGGTCGACGAACGTAGAAAGGAGTAACGTCAGCCCCGCTAAAGTAGTGTTTACCACAACTCTCGCGGAATGGACCACTATAGAAAGTTTTCTTCTCATTCGGGATAAACCCGATGAGAGCGATAGCCTCTAATATGTGTTCCACGTACTCGGTAGGGACGACAATATCGTCCCCATATACGAGCGGCTGACGACCCTTCCATCCATGTTGGTCTAACACCGATGAGCAGATGGCCCAGAAAATCAGGGTCTCTAACTCAAAGTTGAAGCCATTCCCCATGGATGAAAACTTCTGGTAAACGACTCGTTCACCAGAGGGAAGAACTCCAGAGGGAGAGCGGCTCTGCTCAAGAGCCTCAAACCACCTGGCAGGCAGGAGCGATCTGACGATTTCGAAAGAAACAGTGTCAGACGCCATAGACAGGTCGATTGTTGCCAACCGACCGTCTATACTCCCTTCCTTAGCCGCAATAGCGTTATGCTGCTGCGAATCTGGGAGGAGAAGACCTACTCTGTTAAGACGTTTCCGTAGCATACGACCGATTCCGAGTTGAACAATTAAGTTTAGCTCAGGTTCAATCGCAATGACACGGTCCGTCTTAGCGTTCTTCGGGACAGTGGTAACCTTGTTTCCTAGCACACATTCGAGATAGCCCGGGTTCCATCCAGGAACCGAAGCTACCATCTTTTGTGCGATCGGGAACAAGTCGTGCGTTACGTGAGGTATACCTCTAAACTTGTAATACACGTCACGCTTGGAGCGACCCAGTCGGGTCGTAGCGCCACGACCCCAGTATGAGAACTGGAAGACCTCAGGCCACGAGAACGGACCTAACAACCTCTCGATTTTCCGCATTGCCGCTAACAAAAGCGGATGCGCTGGAATGCCAACAGTGGCACGTCCAAGAGAGGACAGTAGGCGTCGATTCGTATCCTTACAAAGTCTTTCAGCCTCGGAGAATTTGGTCAGGGCCACGTTCTGCAAATCGACACCCAAGTCCCATGCGGGATACTTGGACATCATTTCTGCAGACAGGTAATCCCGGCCAAACGTATCTGCATTCGTATAATCCATTGGATTGACGGAAGCAGACACAGTCTTCAGAAAGTCGCCAGTTTTGATATTCTCGGCGATACTTCTGGAGAACTCCGTACCGCACAACGTAAACATTCGCTGTGCAATACCTGGGGCTATACAAGCATCGTAACGGTACAGATCCTGATAAGAATCCGCAGCTCTTCGTTTCTTCTTCACGGGTTAAAACTCCAGTTGAGGAAGGTTGTGCAGAGGCTAGCGCCGAGGCCGCGAGGCCAACAGCGAGAGCAAGCTCACGACCCATCCAAGCCACTTGCCCCACCTTTCGATCTTTTGATCGGTGGAATCAGGTGACATGGTCGAGGTCTTCGACGACGCTCTTGTACAGATTGTCGTTCATGAGCCCCGTAAGCAACTTGCGAAAGTCCTTACGGTTCTGCAGCGTCGTGTCTTGCGGCAGAATGAGCTCAACGTTCGCCCGCATGGTGTAAGCAACTTTCGGTTGACTCACACCATTGATCACTTCCGTGATCAGAATGGGCATGTTGAAACTCATCTGACTGCGATACACGCGCGAGCCATTGGATCCTGCAGGGTCACGGAGAGAGAGTGCAAGCGTCCAGTAACCACTGGCATGCGAAGCACTTTTCTCATTCCACCGAGCGGTGTCACCGTCAATCTTGTTCGCAACGAACGTATGATTGACGGGAGTGGTTGCAGCATCTGGAACGGTGATCGTGGTGATATCCACGTTTATCCCCTATTGCTTTATGTGACCTGGGTCACGGGTTATGTGATCGTCCCTTCAATGGGATAGACCACGTTACTTTCGGAAGAAAGAGCCAAGCAATGCAATTGCATTGGCCATTCTACTTCCTGGACCTAGCGCACTCAAGGGATGAATCTCGGGTAGCCAGGATTGCGGAGGAGTCACATAAACTGATCGTTGCAAATTGACCAGTTTCTGCGAATTAACAGGAGAGTAGTTCTTACCTACCTGTTGAAGGGCGCTTGTAGAGTTCAGCCTAGGCTGACCAACATAGAAGCGCCGACTGCTCCGGGTGAGTCGACTCATGGAACCGCCCTTAAAGGACCATCCCTTTCCGACATCCAAGCCGGAAAGATAGGTACCAATAGGAACGAACCAGTCGGCGACAAAGCTAAACGGAACCAGTTCCCATGCCACCTCAACCGGGTTGGTGATCCCAAGATCGCTTAGAGAAGCGAGCAAAGGATTTTCCAGAGCCCAGTCAAAGCGGCAATAACAACGGAACCTGGTCCGAGTCGTCATGCGACATTTGTCTACCTGCAAAGAGGCAAATCCTGTCGTCAATGCCGGCTCGGAGTACGAAGTCACCAACTGCTCATCTTTGGCGCTACAGCAGACGGTGTACCGATCCTTGAACCGTTCATCACGGTCAATGAGTTCGGACGTCGCCCCGTATACGTCACTGAGCATAGGTTTCCAACCGTACTGTGCCTCGAGCCAGAGACTATGCACCTTGCCATCAACCGTATTATACTTGCGGGACAGGATTCTCCTGCACCGATTCTCAAGTATCTGCGGATTCATGCGCAACTGCTTAGCCATATATCTGACATCGAGTCTCCGCGCTGCCCTAAGCCCGCCAAGGATACGCTCAGCCGTCAAGGCCAAGTGTTCCGCCGTAGCTGCACGCTCTCCAAATGCAACAGCAAGATTTACTTTCTGTTGCTTAAGTTTTCGAAAAGCGCGTTGTTCCGTCCGAATCGCAAGATCCGGAGGAAACGTAGGCAGAGTCAACGCATAACCACTAGGAGCGGAACCCGAGACTGGACCACTATAGACACATGCCCGCGGTAATTTCTGCGGATCGGTGATAGACACGTAATCCACGCGTAGCGATACGCGAGGCTTCAGCGTCTGACCTTCGATTATGAGTCTGTTGTAGTTAGTCGGCGGGCGCCATTTACCCCGTTTCGTCTTCGAGACGGCCGAACGATTGTCTGTTCGACCGGCAGAAAGAGTAGATCCGGAGTCTGTGAAAGGAACGATAGGACTGTTGAAATTGTCCGTCGTACCCTTCCACGGCGCACTGTAATTAGTAGTGCCCATTCCTAGTGATTCCTTGTTGACTTAGCGTGAGGGGCTAGCTATCGATGCTGACGACAACACAAAGATTACGGACCTGCAAGGGGCCATAATCTTCATCGGCACTGTTCCAGAGATATCCCAGATTCTTAGCCGCGTAGGACACATTTCCTCCAATCGCATTAAAAAGCGTGAAGGCATGATCCTCGAGGTTGGCAACCTGGGTCTGAGAACAGACACCGAGCTCTAACAGATCAGGCATTTCTGTCTGAACGGCCAGAAACAGCAAATCCAGATTCTCACCGCCAACGACGTAGAAGCAAAGTTCGTTGCCGTCAGTAGGGAGTCCGGGATAGAGCGTAAAGGCCATAGTGTGACGGACACCATCTCGGTATCCGCGACCAGTGCCGCTTTCACAATTATAATCGATTTGAGCGTGCATTTGTTCACCTGTTAGAGAGTTGAGTTAGTCGGCAAAGAAG